GGGTGGCCAGCAGACAGGCAGAAGAAAGACGCAGGCAACGCCGGGGTTGGTGTACTGGCTGGGGGTGGCGGACTATGAAACGCGGTTTTGAAACTGTTCCAAAATTTGAAAAAATGGGGTCGATTTTTTGGGGGGCGCCACCTTGCGCACGCCTGATGCGTCGTTTTTTGTGTCCTGTAGGCCCAGACTGGGCGGGTTTGTACCGATACGGGCGGGCTGGTGAGTGAACGCCGCCGGTTGGGGCGGGCCGAGGCCGGTTTGGAGCGGGAGCTCCTCGAGCGGCGGGATATCGGCCAGGCCATGCGCGGCCAGCTGCGAGCCCAGGCCCGGGCGGTGGATGTGGCCGAGGCCCGGAACGATCCGGAGGCGGTGAGCACCGCCAACCGTGTCTACCTCGACTCGCTCAACGCGGCCGGCCTCACCCCGCAAGGCGCCAAACCGGTCGACGCCGTCGATGCCTTCTTGGCCGGACTCATCCGGCCCACCCCCAGCGCTGGCGACCCCCCGAACCCCTGACCGGCTGACGTTCGGGCCGGCGGTGGCCAAACTGGCCGAGGCGTTGGGCAAGCCGTTCATGCCCTGGCAGGCGTATGTCGCTGATGTGGCTTTGGAGGTCGACGCGGCCGGCCGGTTCGCCTACCAGTTGGTGTTGGTGACGGTGCCGCGCCAGTCTGGCAAGACCACGCTGTTCGGGTCGGTGCTCGACCATCGGGGCCTGATCGTCCCCCAGGCCCGCTGCTGGTTCACCCAGCAGTCCGGCAAACACGCGGTGGACTGGCTGATCAACGAGCACTGGCCGCTGCTGGCCCCCTTCGTGCCGAAGGTCCATTTGCGGCGGGCGGCCGGGTCGGAGCACATCAAATGGTTGCCGTCGGGCGGGCTGATCCGCCCCTTTCCGCCCACCCCCGACGGTCTGCACGGCAAAACCTCGGATCTGGTGGTGGTCGACGAGCCGTGGGCGTTCGACCTGGTCAGAGGCACGCAACTGGATCAAGCAATTGTCCCCACTCAAGCTACGAGACCGAACGCCCAGGTGTGGAAGGTATCCACGGCCGGGGATGCCACCTCGACATGGTGGCTGGGCACGGTGGAGGCCGGTAGGGCCGCCGTCAATGCCGGCCGCACGTCGGGGATCTGCTACTTCGAATGGTCCTGCCCCGACCGGCTGGACCCGTGCGAGGCGGTCTCATGGCCGGTGTACCATCCCGCCTACGGGCACACGGTGGGACCGGATGCCATGCAGGCGGCGCTGGACATGCTCGGCCCCGACGAGTTCGCCCGGGCCTACGGCAACAAATGGGTCAGCACCACGGCCCGGGTTATCCCGCTGGCGGCGTGGCGGGCCGCCGCCGACGACAACCCGCCCCTACCCGAGGTCGGCCGGCTGGTGTTGGCCTTCGACGTGGCCGTCGACCGCTCCGACGCGGCCATCGTGGCCGGCTGGCGCGACTCGGACGGTACCGCCCGGGTGGAGGTGGCCGACCAACGCCCGGGGGCGGGCTGGCTGCTCGAGCGGCTGACCGAGCTGGTGGAGCGGTGGCGGCCGCTGGCGGTGTGTTTCGACGAGGTCGGCCCGGCCTTGGATGTGGCCGACGCCGCCCGCCGGGCCGGGCTGGAGCTCACCGGGCTGAAAGCCAGAGAGTACGCAGCCGCCTGCGTAGGCCTGCTGGACGCCCTCGTGAGCGACCCGCCCGCCGTCCGGTACCGAACCCACCCGGCTTTGGATGCGGCGGCTAACGACGCCGCCCGGCGGGCTCTGGGCGACGCCTGGGCGTGGGGGCGGCGCCAGTCGGCCGGGTCGCTGGCCTGTCTGACCGCGGCCACGGTGGCGGTGTGGGGGTTCGATCACGCCCCCGCCGCCCTGGGCGAGTTCCGCATTCTCTAGTTATCCGTAATAGCCGGCGGTGACGGCATTACGCTGGGCGTTCGGTGTCTCTGACCTGGTCGCGCAACCCCGGACCGTGGCCGCTGGGGCGCACCTCGGCCGGGGCGCCGTCGTTGCGGTTCGCCCCGCCGGACGGCACCAACGCCATGGTCGGCCCGTTCGTGTGGGACGCCACCTCGGCCCGCCAGATCCCGGCCGTCGCCCGCTGCCTGCAGGTCTATTCCGGTTTGGTCCGCCAGATGAAAATGGACGCCTACCGCGGGGAGGTGAAGCTGCCCCGACCCCGGCTGCTGGAACGGCCGGACCCTTTGAACGCCGGCTCCTGGTTTGTCGGCATATCGGTCGAGGACTATTTGATGTCCGGCAACGCCGTGTCGCTGGTCACCTCGCGGGGGGTGGACGGCTGGCCGGTGTCGGTGCAGTACCTGCCCATCAACTACGTGTACATCGTGTGGGTGCCCGGCCAGGCGTTGCCGGATTACTACTTTTACGGCCAGCCCCTCAACACCGACGACGTCATCCATGTCAAACGGGGCGCGGACCGGTGGTTCGGGGCGGTGCGGGGGGTGGGGATCGTGGAGGAGGCGCTGGGCACGCTGGACCGGGTGGCCATGGAAGAGGTGTACGAGGCGGCCACCCTGGCCGGCGCCGCCGTACCCAGCGTGGCGATCATCACCCCGCAGGCCACGTTGACCCAGGATGTGGCCGATCAGGCCGCCGACTCCTGGGAGGTCAAGTACGGCGGCCCGAACCGGCGGCCGGCCATTCTCCCTAACGGCACGCAGGTGATCCCGCTGGCCTGGTCGCCTTCGGACACGCAGCTGATCGAGGCCCGCCACATGTCGTTGACCGATATCGCCAACCTGTTCAACATTGACGCCTACTGGCTGGGGGCGCCGGTGGCCGGGATGACTTACAAGACGGCCAGCCCCCAATATCAGCAGGTGTTGCGCACCTCGCTGGAGCCGGTTTTGTCCGACCTGGAGGACGTGTGGTCGTGGGCGTGGCTGCCGCGCGGCCAGACCATCCGTTTCGACCGCAACAAACTGCTCTCCGACGATCTGACCGTCACCTCCAACGCCGCGGTGGCCACCTACAACGGCAAGATCGTCACCCTCGACGAGGCCCGGGCCATGCTCAACCTGCCCCCCACCGACGAGGACACCGGACCGCCGGCCCCGCCACCCCCGCCGCCGCCCGTACCACCACCCGCCGAGCCGGCCCCGGCGGCCACCCAACCCGAGGAGGTGCCGGCCGCATGACCGACCCCGAACAACGCGACTTCACCGCCGTGCTCGAGCTCCGCGACGTCCAGGCCGTGGGCCGGCCGTACAAGTACCTGGAGGGCCGGGCCGTCCCCTACGGCGAGTGGGCCACCGTCCACACCGGGTTCGGGGCGTTTTTGGAGCAGCACCGCCACGGCTCGTTTAAACGGTCGACCAGCCCGGCCCGCTCGGCGTCGCCGTTGCCGTTGCTGCTGTTCCACGACAACCGGTCGTTTCCGATCGGTCACGCCGAGTCGTGGTCGCATCCGGGCGACGGCCTGCATGGGGTGTGGAAGTTGAACGAATCGGCGGAGGCGCAGCGGGCCGCGCAGGCGGCCGAGGCCGGCGACCTGATCGGCCTGTCTATCGGGTTCAACGATTCGCGGCCCCCGGCCTGGGAGGACGGCGACCCGTTCTCCGATGATCCCGACGAGCTGCCCCGGGTCACCCGGGTGGAGTCCCGGCTGGTGGAGGTGTCGATGACCCCGACCCCGGCGTTCGAGAACGCCGAGGTGACCATGGTCCGCTCGGCCTGGCGGCCCCCGACCCCGGCGGAACGTCAGGTGGATCGCTGGCGCAGGATCGCCGATCAGTTACGCTCCGGTTAGAAAGCGACGCACGCGGCCGACCCCGCCCGTCCCCCGGCGACCCCCCGGGCCGTAAAAGGCCCCCTGGCCGCCCCGGACGCTGGCCCTTCGGCAAGCCCCGCCGGCTGACACCAACTACGCGGAGGTTTGACCGATGAATCCTGTACTTGACCGTCTACGCGTCCAGCGGGCCGAACAAATGGCGGCCATGGACGCGGTGCTGTCTCAGGTGTCCGACGACCGGGACCTGGTCGACGCCGAAAAATCTTTGTTGACGGCCACCCAGCAGCGTTTGGGCGAGATCGACGCCCAGATCAAACCTTTGGCCGACTACGAGGACATGCGGGCCGCCCACGAGGCCGCCGCCGCCTCGTTGCCCCAACCGCGCGGCGACCGGCTGCCGGCCCAGCCCCGCCGCCTGGACGCCGAGTCCCGCGGGTTCGTGTACGCCTCGGCCGGCTCGTTTCTGGTGGACTATCTGCGGGCGCATGGGATCACCGATCGGGGCAACCCGGATCCGGCCGCGGCGGCCAGGATCGCCCAAACCCGGGCGGTGGCCGACCAGAAGACCACCGACACTACCGGCGTGCTGCCTACCCCCATCGTCGGCCAGGTCGTCAACCTGATCGACGCCAACCGGCCTTTCATCTCGAGCCTGGGCGGCGCCAAAGCGTTGGACAACATCCCCGGCGCCACCTTCACCCGCCCCAAGATCACCACTCACACCACCGTGGGCCAGCAGGTCCCGGCCGGTGGGGCCGGCGAAAAAACGCAGCTGCCGTCCCAGAAGATGACGATCAGCCCGGTGTCGTTCGCCAAGAATACCTACGGCGGCACCGTGGACATAAGCCGTCAGGACATCGACTGGACGAGTCCCAGTGCGTGGGACATTTTGGTTCGAGATCTGGCCAACGTCTACGCCGTGCAAACCGAGACGGCGGCGGCGGCGGCGTTCAAGACGGCGGCCACGGCCACCGCGGTGGTGGTGGCCACCAACGACCTGAAAGGCTGGACGCTGGCGTTGTACACGGCGGCTATGCACGCCTATTCGGCCGGGTTCATGATGCCGGACCGGATTTGGTGCTCGCTGGACGTGTGGGCCGCCCTCGGCTCGCTGGTCGACGTGGCCCGGGTGGTGCTGCCGCAGAACACCACCGACGAGATGAACGCTCCCGGCACCTCCACCCTGGCCTCTTTCCGGGGCGACATGCTGGGCGTCCCCCGGGTGGTGGTCCCCACCTTCGTGGCCGGGACCTGCATCGTCGGTAACTCGTCGCTGTTCGAGGTGTACGAGCAAGTCATAGGCCTGTTGTCGGTGATCGAGCCCAGCATCCTGGGGGTGCAGGTGGCCTACGGCGGCTATGTGGCCTGGGGTGCCCTGCAGGGCGCCGCCCTGGTGCCGCTGACCCCGCCGGCCGGCATGCCGACCATGCTCGAGGCCGACGAAGAGCCGCCCGCCGACGAACCCGACGCGGCGCTGTCGCCCGGTCCGGGCGCCGCGGCCCGCAAACGGTAACCGGAGTGGCCTGGACTATCAAACCGGCCGGGTCGTGGGGCATTGCTACCAGCAATGCCCCCGCCACCGACGTGGCCGCGGTGTTGGCGTTGCCCGGATCGTGGAAGTTCGATCAGTACCCGCAGGGGGCGACGCCAACGCAGCGGCTCTACGTCCGCAAGGACCAGTGGGCCACGCTGGCGGCCACACCAAGCGTCGACAGCATCACGCCGACCGGGGGGCCGGTGGCGGGCGGCACGGGCGTGACCATCCGGGGCTCGGGTTTGATCGGTTCGACCGGGGTCACCTTCGGCGGCACCGCCGCCACCGGCTTTATCGTCAACAGTGACGCCACCGTTACTTGCATCTCGCCCGCCCACGCCGCCGGGGCGGTGCCGGTCGTCGTGCTCAACCCGCGCGGCAACGTGACCGCGGCCGAGCAGTACACCTACGCCTGATGGCGGTCTGGCCCACGCTGAAGGAGGTTCGGTCGTTGCTGCGTTTGCAGCCCGACCCGACCGAGGACGGCGTCATCCAGACGGCCTTGTCGGCGGCCGTCGACTACGGACAGCGCCGCATGGGCTCCCAGCTGGTCGACAACGGGGACGGCACCTTCGGCCCGGCCCTCGAGCCGATCTACCCGGGTGACACCACCACCCTGCCCGACGCCGCCCACGAGGCCTGCCTGTTCCACGCCGCCCGCCTGTACCGCCGCCGCGACTCCATAGACGGCACGTTGGGGTTTGCGGACACCGGGCTGATCCGGGTGGGCCGCTACGACCCCGACAAGGACGACCTGTACGCCGTTTGCGCCCCCATGGTGTTCGGCTGATGTCCTGGGCTCGGGCGTCGGTGGCGCAGGCGATCGCCGCCGACCTGTTCGCGGCCACCGAGGGCGGCGTGACCGCCTTCGCCGACCCGCCGCCCACGTTCAATATTCCCGCTTTCATTGTCGGCTGGCCTCAGACGGTGATCTACGACATACCGATAATGGGGGTCGACGAAGTCACGCTGCCGGTTATCACCGTGGCCGGCCTGCCCGAGGCGGCCGCGGTGGATCAGATGCTCATCACCGCCCGGGCCTGCCTGGAGGCCGACCGGACGTTAGGCGGGCTGCTGGCCCACGGGGTGTTGGTGGTGACCGGCACCCGCAACTGGCGGGCTCTGCTCGACGTGGGCGGCGGCCAGTATTTGGCCGCCGACCTGATGCTCACCATCCGCATGTAAGGAGGAAACACATGTCAGACAAAAACGGCGGTGTGGGCCTGCTCGACCAGGTCAACCCGCTGGTAGACCCGACCCCGCCGGTGGCCACCCCGCTGATATTGACCGACGGTTACGTGGAGGTCAACGGCGTAAACCTGCGCTGTTTGGGGTTGCATTTCGAGGTCAACCCGGAAAACAAGCCAGTCACCGTAACGACCTTTTGCAGCGAAACGGACTATCCGGCCATCATCAAGTGGCATTTCGTGGCCAAGTTCGCCCAGTCCTTCGCGCCCGGGGCGACCGACGCCACCTTGCGGGCCGCGGTGGCCGCCTACAACGCCAGCCAGCAGCCGGCCCAGTTCAAATGCCGGGCCTACTCCAGCCAGGTGGTGTCGGCCAGTAACCCGCAGTTTTCGGGGTTTATGATCCCCCAGCCCTACCGGTATATAGGCGGCGACGCCGGCACCCTGTCCGAAGTCGACATCGACTGGATTTTGACGGCCCCGCCCGCGGTGGACACCGGCGCCGTGACCGCCACCGGGGCCACGGCCGGCTCCCCCGGCTTTTTCACCCCGTCCGGGGCCAACACCCCGGCCAACCTGGCCGCCCTGGCCGGCCTGACCGGCACCCCGGCCGCCACCTGGGCCACCGGCCAATATGTCGTCACCGCCGACCGGCTGGCCGCCAACTGGAACGGCACCGCCTTCGTGGCCGGCATCCACCCCTAGAGTGCCCGACGCCGAAATCGTCGGGGTCAAAGCTTTGGTCCGCGACTTCGACCGGATGGCCGCCCCGTCCGGCCCGCTGGCCGTCGCCCTGCGCACCGCCGGCCGTACCGCTATCACCCCCATCGCCGACGCCACCCGTAGCGCCGTCCCCCACCAGACCGGCACCCTGGCCGGCTCGGTGGTGGTGGAAACCCTGAAACTGGGGGCGAAGGTGGCCATGACCGCCGTCTACGCCGGCCCGGTCGACTTCGGCGGCTACCCCGGCGACCGCCCCTACCTGCCCCAAGGCCGCTACCTGTGGCCGGCCTCGGCCCGCCTCGGCCCGACCGGCGAACAGGCGTACGCCGACGCCGTCCAGGCCGCCCTGGAGCGTTACCCCTGGACCAACACCACCACCGACGCCGGGAGTGTCCATGAGTGAAGAGCCGCCGGTACGCATCGACGCCACCCAACTACGCATGCGACCGTCCGACATGCGCCAACTGACCAAAACCACCGGCCGCACCTTCGAACAGCTTTTAGAGTCCGACGAGTCGGCCGACAAGTTCCAGGCCATGGCCTTCATCGAGCTGCGCCGCCGCCACCGCGACCTGGACGGCGACCAGCTGTGGTCGATGGCCGGGGAGGTGGAGATCGAGCTGGGCGACGAGCTGCCGGACCCTACCGCCAACGGGCTGCCGACAATGTCGCTGCCCTCTGCCGCTACTGGCGAATGACCCCCAACCAGCTGGCCGAACTCGACGACGACATTTTCCGGGCGTTCGTCCGGCACATGGAACGCGAGGCCAAAGCGGCCCAGCCGAGGCGATAGCAGGTGGCCGCCAGCCCGTCGGTCACGGTCCGTATTCTGGCCGACCTCAAAGGCTTTACGGCCTCGGTGTCGGGGGTCGGCTCGGCCGCCTCCAGCGCGGCCGGGAAGATGCACGACGCCTTTTCCGGCACCCTGGCCACCCTGAACTCCACCGGGGTGTTGGGGCCGTTCGGGGCCGCCCTGGACGGCATAGACGCCGCCCTGGGGTCTATCGCCGAGCACGCCGGTGGTGTGTCCACGGCCATGATCGGCGTCGGCGGCGCCCTGGCCGGCGTCGGCGTCGGCCTGTCCGCTTTGGGCTCCAAAGACCAGGCCGCCCACCAGCAGCTCCAGGCCGCCGTCGAGGCGACCGGCAAAAGCTACGACGACTACGCCGGCCAGGTCGACAAGGCCATCAAACACCAGGAGAAATTCGGGAACACGGCGGCCGAAACCCAGGACGCCCTGTCCAAGCTGACCGAGGCCACCGGCGACCCCACCAAAGCCCTGGGCCTGCTCAACACCGCCACCGACCTGGCCGCGGCCAAACACGAATCGTTGACCACCGCGGCCGGGCAGCTGGGCAAGGCCTACAACGGGGCCGGCAAAATCCTGAAGGACTTCGGGATCACCGCCGCCCCCAAAGCCGCCTCCGCCACCAAATCTCTGGAGGCGGCCACCCGGGCGGCCGAATCGGCGGACAAGGCGTTGGCGGCGGCCAAACAGCACCTGGCCGACATCGAGGCCGTCGACGCCGGCAAAAAGAAGCTCACCACCGCCGAGGCCATCAAGCTGCGGGACGCCACCCAAAAGGTCACCGACGCCTCCGCCAAAGCGGTCGCCGCCCACCAGAAAGTGGCCGCCGCCCAGGACACCGTCAAAGCCGCCGCCCAAGGCCAGATGACCACCATGGACGAGCTGTCCAACAAACTGAAAGGGCAGGCCTCCGCCGCGGCCGACACCTTCGGCGGGCATATCGCCGCCATCCGAGCCCACCTGGAGGACACCGCCGCCACCCTGGGCCAAAAGTACGGGCCGGCCATCACCGCGGCCGGCACGGCCATGGCCGGCCTCGGCAGCGTGATGAAAATCGGCACCGCGGCCATGGACGCGGCCAAAGCCGCCGCCCTCGGTACCCGGATCGAGCTGATGGCCCTGGCCGCCTGGGAGAAAATCACCACCGTGGCCCAATGGGCTCTGAACGTGGCCATGGACGCCAACCCCATCGGGCTGGTAGTCATCGCCATCGCCGCCCTGATCGCCATCATCGTGCTGGTCCTGGTCAAAACCGGCGTCCTCAAAGCGGCCTGGCTCGAGGTCAAACGGGTGGCCCTGGACGTGTGGCACGCCATCCTGGCCGCCATTCAGGTGGTCTGGGGTTACATCCAAAAGTATTGGCCGCTGCTGGCCGGCATCCTGCTCGGCCCGTTCGCCCTGGCCGTGGCCGCCATCTACGTGTGGTGGCGGCCCATAACCGGGTTCTTCAGCGGCATCATCGCCTGGTTTACCGGCGTGTGGCGCACCCTGACCGGGCTTATCACCGCCCCGTTCAGCGCCGCTGTCGCCACCATAAAAGGCCTGTGGAACGGTCTGGTCGGCTTCTTCGCCGGTCTGCCCGGCCACATCGCCGACACCGTGGCCGGGGTGTATGACGCCCTGATCGCCCCGTTCCAGGCGGCCCTGGCTTTCGTGCAGCGCCTGTGGAACGACACCGTCGGCAAACTGAAATTGCCCAGCATCCCCGGCAGTGGGATAGCCAGCCATATCGGTATCGGCCCCGTCCATTTGCAACACGGCGGGATCGTCACCTCGCCCACCTTCGCCCTGGTCGGCGAGGCCGGCCCGGAGGCGGTGGTACCGCTGAACAAGGCCGGCGGTTTGGGCGGCCCGGCGGTGGTGGTCCAGAACGCCCATTTTTCGACCGAACTGGACGTGGAAGCGTTCATGCGTAAGGCGGCCTGGGTCATCCGAACGCAGCGGGTCTGATATGGCCCCGACCCTGACCAACGCCAGCCCCGTCTCCGGGCTGATCGGCGCCACCGTGGTCCTGTACGGCACCGGTCTGGACACCGTCACCGTCATCACCGTCGACACCCTGGCCGTGAGCTCGTTCCTGCAGCAGAGCGCCACCACGATGATGTTCACCGCCCCCAACCACGCCAACGGCCCGGTCAACATCACCGTCACCTCCCCCTCGGGGACCTCCAACCCGGTGCAGTTCACCTATGTGCCGGCCTGGACGCCGACCGGGCCATCGTGCGCCCGCTCCGCCTGGCTGGTGCTGGGCTCGCTGGTGGTACCGCTCGAGAACTTCACCGGCGGCTGGTTCTGTGAAAGCCTGGATTTGGGTTACCCGGCCATCCGCGAGGTCGTCTCCGATAAACCTTCCCAGGACGGTGTCGATGACCGCACCCAGTTCATGGGCGGCCGGGTGGTGTCAGCCAGCGTGCACACCGTGGCCGGCGCCGGGGCCCGCATCGACGCGGTGGCCTCCCAGTTCGCCCCGTTCATGGTCCCCTCCAACCGGCCCATCCTGCACTACGTGCTGGACCGGCCCGGCGCCCCCGAACGCACCATGGTTTTGCGCCCGTCGGGGTACGCCTGGCCGGTCGCCGGCGGCCAGGAACGCCAAATCCAAATGCAGTGGCTGGCCGCCGACCCCGCCGCCATAGACCCCAACCTGCAAACCGCCATCTCCTGGTCGGGGGCGTCGGCCAGCCCCGGCCGCCTGTATGACCTGACTTTCAACCGGGCCTACCCGGCCGGCGGCGGCTCCCGCTCCTCCGCGGTGGTCAAATCGTACGGGGATCTGCCGGTCCGGCCCAAATATCGGATTTACGGGCCGATCACCCAGCCGGTGGTGTTGACCGCCCAGGACGGCACCTCGTCGGGGGTGGTCTATTTTTTGGCCTCCTTCAACGTGAATGCCGGCCATTTCGTGGAGGTCGACTCGTGGAATAAGACCGCGGTGATGGACGGCGACCCGGCCCAGTCGGTGGTGTCGTCGGTGGACTGGCAAAACTCGAAGTGGACTCCGATTCAGCCCATGCCGCCCTCGACCACCGGGGCCATGATCTCCCTCAACGGGTCGTCCACTTCGGGGGCCACCCAGGTGCAAACCATCTGGAATGACCGGTACCTCACCTAATGTATAGAATGGTTCATGCCACGAACCGCATACTGGGCTCGCGGGAAACCGATCCCACCCGAAACCCGATGGCTATCCCATATCGGACCACCGGACCCGGTCACCGGCTGCATGGAATGGACTGGCGCCCGGTTCCGGCTGGGTTACGGCAGCTTCCGCTATCCGCACAAACCTGCTTCGGCGCACCGGGTGGGATGGACGCTGTTCCGCGGTCCGATCCCAGTCGGAATGTGCGTTCTCCATGTGTGCGACAACCGGCCGTGTGTGAACCTCGACCACCTGTATCTGGGCACCCAGAAAGACAACGTCGCCGACATGGTCCGCAAGGGCAGAGACAGCAGCGGCAACGCGGCCAAAACCCATTGCAAGCGGGGCCACCCATTCACTCTCGAAAACACCGACCGGAATCGCCTCGGTCACCGGCGCTGCCGAGCATGCCGCAAGATTCGAGGCAACTGACATGACCGCCGCCGCCGCCGCACCGCGCGCCAGTCCGCTGCCGGCCGGGCGGGGCCGCTGGCGGCTCACCCTGCACAGTCGAGCCTTTACCACCCCCGCCTACCCGACCGCCACCGGGATCGGCGAGCTGGTCGACGCCCGCTCGAGGGTGCTCACCCAGGCTTGGGCCACCCCGGCCCAGTTGACGTTCAGCGTGGACGGGCACACGGCCAACGCGGCCACCATCCGCGAGCTCCAACACGACGTCATCGCCTGGCGCTACGACGAAACCTCCGGGGGTGACATCCCCTACTTCCGGGGGGTGATCACCCAGTCCGAGGACCAGATCTCGGAGACCGCCCACACCGTCAACTTCACCTGTCACGATTATTCCGCCCTGCTGGCCCGCCGGTTTCTGACCGGCCCCAGCCTGCTGGTCTACGGCAACCCCAACCCCAGCGTGGACCAGGACAACATCGTCACCGACCTGCTCCAAAAGGCCAACCTGGCCACCAACGGCACCGGCGCCACCAGCTTCACCCCCGGCAGCCAGCTGCCCCTCCAGGTGGCCAAGGTCAACCCGGACGGCTCCCTCCGCACCGCTCTCAGCGGCCAGGTGCGGGACCGCTCGTACGCGGGCGGGAACGTCATCGGCGACTTGATCGACCAGCTGTCCAAGGTGGCCAACGGGTTCGAATACGACGTGCTGCCCCGCTCCGACCTGAACGGCACCGACCAGTTGCGCATCTTTTTCAACGCCGGCCAGCCGGGCGGGCCACACCAGGGCATCGTGCGCACCTCGCCGGCGTTGGTGTACGGCTCCACCATCAGTGCCCTGACCCGCTCGGTCAACAGTGCTGATTACGGCAACTACTGGCGGATCTTGGGCAATAACGGCCAGAGTGATCCGACCTACGCCCAGTTGTACGCCGACCGCTGGAACAGCGACGCCAACAACGTGGGGGTCCTGCCGGTCGGTTTGTGGATGTCGCAGGACAACGCCGCCGACGTCATCCTGCAAACCACCCTGAACGAGAAAGCCCAAGGCGACGTCAACCTGTACGGCCTTTTGATGCCGTCCTATTCGCTGACCCTGCGGCCCGGTTTTTTCGCCCACGGCCTGTTCAACATGGGCGACACCCTGCCCCTGGTCGTCCAGTCCGGCCGGCTGAACGTGAACACCACCGTTCGGATACTGGGGATTACGTTCACGGTCGGCGACGACGGCCAGGAGGACGTGGCGGTGGTCGTCGGCCAGCCGCCCTACACCCTGGCCAAAATCCTGACCGACGCCCACACCGACATAAACGCCCTGGCCCGCAGATAGGAACGCCGTGACCCGCTACGCCCCGCAATGGATCCAGGCCGCCAGCTACGGCGCCGCCCAGGACCGCCGATTGATCGCCGCCCTGTGGCCCGGCCCGGCCAGCTCGGGCTGCGCCGTCGTCCCGGTCTCGGCTATGACTGTCCAGGTGCAGGCCGGGCAGGTGGCCGTACCCACCCAGAACAACTCCGGCACCACCCTTTGTACCTCCGACGCCGCCGAGCAGGTCACCCTGACCGCCTCCGCCGCCCAGCCCCGTATTGATTTGATCACCTGCCACCCCCGCGGTACCGACCTGGACGGCGGCACCAACAACGACTTTATTTTTGATTTCGTCACCGGCACCCCCGCCGCCTCGCCCACCGTGCCGGCCACCCCCGCCGGCCAGGTCGCCCTGGCTCAGATCGCCGTAGGCGCCGGGGTGGCCTCCATCGTGGCCGGCAATATCACCGACGTCCGGCCCGGCGGCCTGGCCATGCCCGGCATGCCCGGCACCGCCGTGGCCGCCCGGGCGCCGCTCAGCCAAATTTCGGCCGTCGCCGGCCAGACGGTCCTGCCGCCGGCGGCGGCCACCTTTGACACCGCCGGTGGCTTCTCGGCGGCCGGCTACACGGTGCGCACCGCCGGCTACTACCAGGTCAACGTGGAGGTGGTGTTGGGGGCGGTCCCCACCGCCAACGGGCCGCTCATCCAGCTGCAACGAAACGGGGCCGCGGTGGCCTCCGCCGCCAATACCAACAACTTCGCCGGCAACTGGAACACCCTGCTGGCCCTTTCCGACGTGGTCAACGTCGCCGTCGGTGACGTCCTGCGGGTCACCTCGGGCGGGGTGACGGCCGGTACCGCCGGCGGCGGCAACAGTTACATGTCTCTGACCAGACTGGGAGCCTGAAATGACCGCAACCGAACCGCCACCGTGGCCGGACCCCCAACCCGACCCCGAGACCGAGCCGCACGAGGATTGGGCCACCGCCCCGCCGCCGCCGCCGGACGGCGAGGACGACGAAACCGACTGACATGGCTCTCAGACGTGTTGCGATTCCGTCGCCGAATTACTCGTCGCGCGGCGGCGCCCGGGTCACAACCTTGGTCCTTCATACTGCTGAGGGGGCGAGGACCTACCAGGATTTGGGCGCCTTTTTTGCCAATCCGGCGTCGGGGGTGTCGTCGCAGGTCGGCATCGACGACACCCCCGGCACCGTCGGCGAGTACGTGCCCCGGTCGGGCAAAGCCTGGACGCAGGGCAACGCCAACCCGTGGTGCGTGTCGGCCGAGCTGTGCGCCTTCGCCGCCTGGGATATCGCCGAGTGGAACCGCCACGCGCCCATGCTCGAGAACACCGCCGCCTGGGTGGCCGAGGAGGCCGCCGCCCTCGGCGTCCCCATACTCCGCCTGGGGCCGGCCGACGCCCAGGACCCCGGTACGGCCGGGGTGTGCCAGCACGCCGATCTGGGCGCCATGGGCGGCGGCCATTGGGACTGCGGGCCGAGTTTTCCTATCGACCGGGTGTTATCGAGGGCGAATCAGCTGGCCGGCGGCGTCCCGGCCGCTCCAGGTGGAAAGTGGAAAGGAAAGAACATGATCGCGGCGACAAGTACGGGCCGGGGGTATTGGTGTGTGACTCATGACGGGGCCGTCAACTGTTTCGGCGACGCCCAATACAAGGGCGGCGGCTTTTCGCCTGACATCATCACCGGCGAGGTGGTCGGCATCGCCGGCCACGGTGTCGACGGCTACTGGCTGTACGCCTCCGACGGCGGGGTCCACGCCTTCGGGTCCGCCCCCTACTACGGGCGGCCCGACCGTTTTTGACCCGCACCCGACAGCTGCTGTTGCTGTACCTGGGCGGGGTGGCCGTCATGTCCCTGGCCGTGGTGGTGTTCATCCTCAACCGGGGCCTGGCCGTCGACCTGCTGGCCGTGGTCGGGCTGCTGGGCGGGCTGGCCATCATCATCAACGCCCTGCCCACCAAAAACGGCAAAAGCTCTGAGTAGCTGGGGCCGGCGGGAATGGATGGTTTTGGTGGCGGTGGTGACGCTGGTCGCCCTGGCCCTGGCCGCGGCTTTGGGGGTGACGCTGGCCGCCATCTGGGGGCCGGGGTAGGACTAGGGCGTGGATGACACCCAAACCATCGTTCTGCTGATCGAGGTCGGCATCATCGCCCTAGCCGCCCTGCTACGAATCCTGGGCCAGCGGGGCTAGCCGCGCGCTAAATCTGCGAGATTATGTCAGACATAATCTCGCACTAAGCGGGCAGGCTGCGCCGGTTCAGGCCGTCGCGGAGGGTTCGGTCATCACCGCCGCGCAGGTAGCGGTCGGTGGTGGCCACGTTGCGATGCCCAAGCAACTTTTGGACGTCCTTCACGTTGTGGGTGTCGTCGTAGAGGTTCGAGGCGGCGGTGTGACGCAGAGCGTGGGCGGAGACCCCGTCGTAGGGTTCGCCTTTCAGCCCGGCCGCCTCCATCCAGCGCCGGACCAGCCGGCACAGGGTGGCCGGCGAGGACCCCACCACCGGACCCGACACCCGGGCCCCGACCTGGCCGGCCAGCAGGCGGGCCACATCGTCGGCCACCGGCACCAGGCGGTGATCGTCGTTTTTGCCGCACACCATGATCTGACCCCGACCCCTATCCCAGTCGGCCACCTCGAGGCGGGCCACCTCGATGCAGCGCAACCCCAGGCGGCACATGAGCGCCACCACCACCCGGGCCCGTCCGTCGGGCAGGACCAGCCACAACCGGGCCAACTGGGCGTCGCTGAGAGCCCGCTGCTCGCCTTTGGGCTCTCGGACCTTCCCGGCCTGACGGCACGGGTCGACGGTGAGCAGATCCCACTCCAAAGCCCACCGGCAGAACACTCTGACGGTGGACAGGTAGGCCCGCCGCGACGCCGGCCGTTTCTCGCCCGTCGTGGCCTGCCAGGCCCGGATGTGGTCCCGGTCCAGGTCGGCCATTTCGAGGCCTTCGCACACTTTGACCAGGCCGGACAGCCGCCAGGTGAGCTGGCGGGCGGTGCCCGGCCCTATCTCACCCCGGGCGCGTCTATCAGCAACGTAAATGCGGACAGCTTCGGACACCAACATGGGAATACCCCCATCTCAGCTGGCTCCGCCTCAGGGACCGCCGACACTACGACGCGCAATTACCGTCCGGTAATTGCGCGGACTCAATGGCGGTCTTACCTCTTTGCCTGTACCTGGCCGAGTACTCGGCCCGGCAAGCCCGGCATTGGCGCTGCACGGTCTCGCGGGCAGTGATTAAGAGGTTGTCGCCGCTCAGGGGATGGCCTCGCTTGCAGTGCGTCTGGTTGGCGCGGTAACCACGCTGCACATTCTCAATGTGGGTTACGACCTCCAGGTGTGCCGGGTTGACGCAGTGGCGCACCCGGCACAGGTGGTCGAGCTGGAGTCCGTCGGGGACGGGGTCTACCAGGAGTTGGTAGGCGACGCGGTGGGCGCCGGTCGTCGTCCAGCGACCGGCCGGTTTGGCGATACGGAGGATCCCGTAGCCGCTCGGGTTGCGGCTGCCAGTCCACAGCCAGCATGTCGATGTGACCTCGACCTTGCTCCAGAACCGCTCGGCTAGCGTCTTGGTCATGCCGCCGGAACCCCCTCGCGCAATTCCCATCTGGTAGACAGCGCCGGGAAATCCTCTCCGATGGCGTCACGCACCACCCCCGGTAGGGCGGCTCCCGTGTCTTTTGGGGCCAGCCCCAGCTCGGCCGGGTCGACACCGCAGATCACGCATAGCACGAAAGCGGTACGCGACTGGCGGGGGTCGGCGGGGATGGCGGCCAAGCTCTCGAGCCGGGAGATGGTCGCCGTCGATACGACTACATAGCGGGCCATGGCGGCCGTGGCCCGGTCCATGCTCAGGCCGGCCACATCTTCCCGCACCCGCCGCAGCTGGCGCCCCCACGGTTCGGGCGGTAACGCCCTCAACTCAGCCATGTGCAACATGTTACAGGTAGGGGGATGGCAACGCAAGATCATGCTTGACAGCACTTGTTTGCCTACCTAAGGTATGTGAATGCAAGATCTTGCAAATGCAGAGCGGGTGGCGGAACGGGTCCGGAACCTACGCCAGGCCCACGACCTCAGCCAACAGGCGCTGGCCAGCCAGGCCGGGATCGCCCTGCGCACCGTCGCCAACCTCGAGGCCGGCCAGGACGTCAGCCTCGACACTCTCCGCAAACTCGCCGAAGTCCTCGAGGTCACCGTCGCCTATCTCGTCGGTGGCTCCTGATGCGCGCCTGGGACGACGAGGTCGGCTGGCGCTCCGGTGATACCCGCCTGATGGTGGCGTTGGTGGTCACCTCGCTGGCGTTGGCGGTGGTGGTGGCCTTCCTCGTGTCGTCGCCGTGAGCGCGGCCGAGGTGTCCGAAATGCTCGAGGACCTACGCGGCCACCTGGAAGACGCCTCGACCGTGGCCAGCCGCCTGCCGTACTGCCACGCCATGCGGGTGTCGCTATCGGACCTGCTCGAGGAAACGAATTTTCTAATCGCCATCTGTTCGGCCGAGGCCCGGCCGTGAGCGGCGAGCAGTCTGCGGTCCCGGTCCCGTCGGCCCCTGGGGAAGTAGGCCAAGCTGCCACTGCAGAGGCCCGCGCAAGCGGGAAGGCGTTGGCAGCACCGGGACCGCAGAACCCCGGTTTGAACGCTTTGCGCCGCCAGTACGGCCGGCAGGCCAGCCAGGAGGACCTGGAGCTCTACGCCGCGGCCGCCGCCCATCTGGGATTGTCGATCCCGGCCGGCGAAATCGCCCTGGTCCCCTACGGCGACGTGAACAACATTCAGGTCACCATCGAGGGCCGCCGCACCATCGCCCAGCGCACCGGCCGCCTGCGCGGCATCCAAGGCCCGGAGTGGTGCGGCCCCCGCCGGTACACCCCCGACGGCGTCAAACTGCCGCTCGACTGGGAAGAGGTGTGGACCGGGACCGGTCTGCCGTACGCGGCCCGCTGCTTTGTTCTAGTCGAAGGGTGGGACACCCCCGCCAACGGCACCGTCCGCTGGGTCGAGTTCCACCAGGACAGAAACCCGGTATGGACGAAATATCCCACCCACATGCTCGGCAACGCCGCCGAAAAACTGGCCCTACGCCGGGGGTTTAGCGCCGAGATCGGCCGAGCGTTGACCGACCTGGCCGAGATCACCGGCGACTACCGCACCGTCGACGAGGAAACCGGAGAACTCGAAGATCCCCCTACCGCCGCGGTACCGCCACCGCGCGCGCCGGGGAGCGCCGTACCGGCCGGCAAAGCCCCTTTGCCGGCCGGGCGGCGCGACCAGCCACCCGTCGAGCTGTACGACAATCTGCCCGAAGCGCGTGGGTGGCGGTGAACATCGCCGCCGTGATGAAAGTCCTCGACGTGTGGGACCTGGACTATTCGGCTAAGCACGCCCTGCTGGTGATTGCCTGCCGGGCCGACCGGCACACCGGGGCGGTGACGGTGGCTATTCCGCGGGTGGCGGCCGATATGCACGTTGACTACCGGACCGCGTTACGGGCTCTGTACCGGGCGCTCGCTGCCGGCTATCTGACTGTGGATAAGTCGCCCGGGTTCACTTCAACCTGGCGGCTGGTACTGGCACAGGTGACAGGGGTACCACCGACACCCGTGACAGGGGTACCCCTGTCAACGACGCCCCCCGGTACTGACACCGGTGACAGGGGAGTACTGACTCCTGGGTCCAGTACTAAGGAGTCTTTAGATATAAACAAAGGAGAAAGGCCGGACACAGTCGTCGCCGCTTCCGCTCGCGAAGGGCGAGCGGCGCCGCCTGTGGAAAACCTGCCGGCTGGTGTTGAAGCTGACCGCGAAGTCAACGCCCGCATGGTGGCCATGACTCACGAGATCCTGGCCCTCGAAGGCCCCGAACGTGAGGCCAAATCAGCCGAGCTGGACACCCTCATCCGGGCCGCCGCCTTCCGCCACCCGTCCCGCCTCAACGGAGACACCCCGCCATGAGCACCTGGAAACCGACCCGCCCGCCCAGCCAGCTGGAACTCATCGAAGAACAGGACCTCCGCCCGGCCAAAGCCGACTACACCGAAACCATGCTGGCCCGCTGCCGCGAACATCTCGGCCGGCCCCGAACGTCGAAACCAACCCGCCGAATTGTGTGCCCGGCCTGCCTGATCGAAATCGACATTCCCGATGACTGACAACGACGAACGCGAACGCCTACACCAGCTCGAGGCCGCCCAAATCGAACGGCTGTTCGGCGAGCTCTACCAAACCCGCCAGCGGCGGGCGCTGCGCTCCCGGGCGCGCATGCGCATGCGAGGAATCCCGACCGAGGCGGAACGGGCCGCCGAGAAACACCAGGGCGACGGCTCGTGAAAGACGACACGCAGTCCACAGAGAATCGTGCTTATCTGCAACTTGCCTACGCTGACCCGCCCTACTACGGGTCATGCCAGCGATACGGCCATGAGCACGGCACCGGCGGCTGCTGGAACGACCTGGAGACGCACACGGCGCTGCTCGATCGGCTGGGCGGCTACGACGGCTGGGCGCTCAGCTGCACCACCAACAGCCTGCGACACCTGCTGCCCATGTGCCCCGAAAAGGTGAGGGTGCTCGCCTGGGTGAAACCGTGGGCTACGTGGAAGAAAGGTGTCAGTCCCGCCTACGCGTGGGAGCCCGTACTAGTCAAAGCGGCACGCCGGCCACCCGCGCCCGAGGATCGCCTGGGCACCAGCGATTTTGTGCCGGTGGACTGGATGCAGCACCACATCGAACACGGCGGATTCACCGGCGCCAAACCACTGGCGGTCTGCCGCTGGATCTTCCAATGCATGGGCGCCGACCGCGACGACACCCTCGAGGATCTGTTCCACGGTTCCGGCGCGGTCAAGAGGGCATGGGAGCACTACCGGACGCATCTCACGCTGTTCCCCGGCGACCGGCCCGACCAGGGGGTGCTTGACGGTGTCTAGCGCCGATAATGACGTTTATGCGGACTCGGTGACGCTTGGCGGTCACACCCCTTTAGTACAATGGGTTTTGACGGAGGCGTGGCCGAGAGGTCTAAGGCACCCGGCTGATACCCGGTTGGATCGCAAGTCCCGTGGGTTCGAATCCCACCGCCTCCGCCGCAGCACCCCGCAGGGACCGCTTGCGACGGTTCCTGCTTCGCGTATGATGGTGGGCACTTGCGATCCAACCGCTTATCAGCGGTGTCGAACGTGCGAGGGGCCCTTCGGGGCCCTTCGGCGCGTCCGGGGCACGTCATGACGGATATCGGTCACTTATCAGCGACTCGCTTACGCCGACCCGCCCTATCCCGGGATGGCAAAGCGGTATTACGGCGACCAGGCCAGCTACGCCGGCGAAGTCGACCATGCCGCCCTGATCGAGCGACTAGCCAACTACGACGGATGGGCGTTGAGTACCCGTACGGCGACGCTCTCGCGCGTGTTGGCACTCTGCCCGGATGACGTACGGGTGGCCGTGTGGCAGGTACCTGACACGCCGCACCCCGGTATCCGTGGGCGGTGGTGGTGGAGCTGGGAACCCGTGATCGTGCATCCTGCGCGACTGACGATGGTCGATCTAGGGCCAGTGGTGCGCGACGTGCTCTCCTTGTCATGGCAGGCCGAAGCTGGGGCGCTTACAGGGACGCGGCCGAGATTGACCGGACAGAAGCCGCCCGGTTTCTGTCGGTGGGTGTTGGATCTGCTCGGCTATCGGGACGGCGACCAGTTAGACGACCTCTATCCGGGTAGTGGCGTCATGTCCCGCGTGGCCGCACAAGGGCGGCTCTCCGGTGTCTAGTCCTGATAACCCCGGGTATCAGGACTACATCAGCGATGTGTTGGCGGCGGCTCGGTTGCGGATCAAGCCCGGCACGTTGGCTAACTGGCGGTGGCGTGGACATGGGCCGGCCTACTTCAAGATTGGCAATCAAGTGTTATACAAGCCGGCCGATGTCGATAGTTGGATCGAGACTCAACGCCGTAGTCCCAGGTCGTAGCCTTGCGGCATGGCTATCAGTCACAGTCGCCGCCAGTCGCTGCCGGCCCGCAAGGTTGGTTATCCGAAGTCGTCGCGGGTGGGTGGTAAGGGTCGTAACGCCTACCCGCTGGACACCAAAGCCAGGGCGCGTAACGCCCTCAGTCGTGCGGCGCAGTCGAAGACGTCCGGTTCGTATCGCACGATCGAGCGTAAGGTCAACCGCCTGTATCCGTCGATCACGACACGTCATCATGCGGGCCGTTGACCCACGCTTGACCAGCGTGGCCTGGCGTCGCCTCAGGTTGCTGGTGTTGGACCGTGACGGCCACGCCTGTCAGATGCACGGTGCGGGTTGTACGCAGGTGGCTACGTGTGTTGATCACATCGTGGCCCGCCAGGATGGCGGCGACATGTGGGACCCCCGAAATCTGCGGGCCGCGTGCCGTAGTTGCAACACCCGGGGGGGTGGCCAGCAGACGGGAAGAAGAAAGACGCAAGGTCAGGGGTTGGTCTACCGGCTGGGGGTGGCCGACTATGACACCCGGTTCTGATCGACCCGCCAAAAATATTTTGGGGGGGCCGATTTTTTGGGGGGCGCCGCCTTGCGCACGCCTGATGCCTCGTTTTTTGTGTCCTGTAGGCCCAGGCTGGGCGGGTTTGTACCGGTTCGGGCGGGCTGGTGAGTGAACGCCGCCGGTTGGGCCGGGCCGAGGCCGGTTTGGAGCGGGAGCTTTTGGAGCGGCGGGATATCGGCCAGGCCATGCGCGGCCAGCTGCGAGCCCAGGCCCGGGCCGTGGATGTGGCCGAGGCCCGGAACGATCCGGAGGCGGTGAGCACCGCCAACCGTGTCTACCTCGACTCGCTCAACGCGGCCGGGCTCACCCCGCAAGGCGCCAAACCGGTCGACGCCGTCGACGCCTTCCTGGCCGGACTCATCCGGCCCACCCCCAGCTCTGGCGACCCCCCGAACCCCTGACCGGCTGACGTTCGGGCCGGCGGTGGCCAAACTGGCCGAGGCTTTGGGCAAGCCGTTCATGCCCTGGCAGGCCTACGTGGCTGATGTGGCCCTCGAGGTCGACGCTGCCGGCCGGTTCGCCTACCAGCTGGTGTTGGTGACCGTGCCCCGCCAGTCCGGCAAGACCACGCTGTTCGGGTCGGTGCTCGACCATCGGGGCCTGATCGTCCCGCAGGCCCGCTGCTGGTTCACCCAGCAGTCCGGCAAACACGCCGTGGACTGGCTGATCAACGAGCACTGG